GCTAAAGGTGTGAATCACGTAGTTAATCGTGTCCACCCTCAGCTTCATAACTTCCTCACGCTTCAATTTAGTGATAACGATCATGCGTTCAACATCATCGACTGCGTTTTTGAAGTCAACGAACTGTCGAACGGTTATGTCGCGTGGATCGGATGGAAAAACAACCCTCATGCTGTAATATAGATTTGGTTCATAAATAGGTGTTAAATCTTGTCGGGTATTCCGATAACAATAGGCTTGCCGTCTTCCCCTGTCAATTCCTGACGTTCGACGTAGCCGCGTTTTTTGCCTTTTGTTTTCAAATAAAAGATGCACGCGGTCGGGTTAGGTGAATCTTTGATTGTTACGATCTCATCACCGGCTACTACTTCACGAGTCGCTCCATCAATCAACTGAAATAACTTTGATTCGACGTGGTCAAGTGCCTTATCCGATATGGATTCGACTGCCTCACGATACTCCTCATCAAGTTTCATCCAGTTATAGTGCGTCTGCCGTGACATATTCAGTAGTTCAGCCGCCTCGCTCACCCTTCCAAGTGACTTTGTGAGCGCTTTAAGAAATGCCTTTTTATCGCTGTCCATAGTGTAAGTGTTAAAATTAACGTTTTCCCTTATTTTATTGGTGTTTTGTCGGTGGCAAAACCTGACCGATCAACTCCATGAACTTCTTATCGTTGCTCAGGTCGATGTTTCTTACATTCGACATTGATGCGATTGCGTCATAAACAAACGAAGGTGCGTAATTGGCAAGCACGTAGTTCATCACATGGTCATTATCCGCAACGTTGACACATCGAATGTCGTTGCCAGTTTCATATTTGTGCAAAATCACAGGCCGAGGACTTAACAAGGTCGGGGGCAATCCCGCCTCACTCAATCCCCACATGATAATATTCGACTTTTCGTCTATCCATGCCATCGCAAGGCCGTAAGGCTCAACAGTTGAGAATGAGAGTGCCTTGTCAAGTGTCGTTTCAATCCATCCTTGCCCATTGAATCGGTGCGGTTTATATCCAATGCCTTGTAAGTAGTCGAAAAAATGTTTCATTTCGTTTCGTTTGGTTGTGACACTACCCCCTCATCTACCATCTGAAGTCTGTTTACTTCCTTCAGTATGTCTGTAATAACTGACTTCACACAAGGCGGGCAGGTTGTTCGTGGGTTTATCGTGCCTGTGATCTTGTCAAAATAAGACCATAGCTGTTTCTGTTCTTCGGGTGATAAACTTTCCTTCTTCGATAGTGGCACGATGAACTGTCTGATGTCGTGAATGTCTTTATTCGATACTCCGAAGGCTGACCATTGGCCGATTGGACAGGATGAAAAACGATACTTCGCCTTCCATTTCATCACGCATCCGCACAACCGGATCTTATTCCGGTAGTGCGTCACGGTCTGACCGGTGATCAAAGTGCCGCATGATCCTGTTTCTTTCTTGAAGAACTTACATGACTTGCACTTCGCGATGCGCTCGTTAAATATCGCAGGCGGTACTATTGGAATGTTCCACATATTTCTTTAATCGTTTAATCGCGGTTTTTAAGTCGTTCGCAAGCATATTCATCTTTACGCCGGTGATCTCCTGAGCATCTGAATAATTGAATCCTGGCGTCATCCAGAGCAGGATCAATTCACGGTCGTAATCTGACAGGTGACGCATGATTAGGTGAAGATTTTCCCGCGTCATGATGATGTTCAGGGCGTTCATCCTGTCGTGGTAGTCGTGTTCACTTATCACCGCGTCAGTCATGGCGTCGTAGTCAATGAATATCCGATTTACCCTCTTGCAATTCACCTGCAACCAAACCGCCCGCGACAAGTAAAATTCCAAACTGCCGCGATTGAATACGTCGGTCACTGTTTCAATCCGATGTTCAGCAAGGCAACTGACGATAATATCGTGGACAATATCCTCAGCATCTGACTTGTTGCCTCCCTTTTTAAAGATCAACCCTCTGCACCTGTCGATGAGTATCGGGTAGAGCCTTTCAATCTCTGCGCGAAAATTATCTTTACTTTTTTCTTGCAAGATAAACTTTTCTTTATATCTTTGCAAATGTAATCAAAAAACTATGGTCAAAGGAAATTACAATAACAACTTCTCGAAGATGGTCGAAGATCATTTCGGAACACTGAAACAATTCAAGGATCAAATGGGTATCAGTCACGTGACTGCGATCCGTTACCTTCGGAATCCTGGAGCTATGCGCGTGGACTTCGCTCAGAAAATCGCAACCGAAATGAAGGTGGATGTGTGTAGGGTAATAGGGGAGGGTGAAGAATAGTAAACAATCAAAACTTAATAACAATGAACACTGAAACAATGACAGAACACTGCTGGTCGCTGATCTGCAAAGACCTTGACACCGTTAACGACAACGAATCGTTTACGATTGAAAGTAAGTTGGATGGAATAAACATCTACATTGAACTGACTGTGTATGGTTACGATGAATACGGTGAATTCTATACTTATCAATGCAGCCTCGATGTGTTTGAACTCACCTTACCCGACAGCGACGAAATCATAGAAGGAACGGATGAAATCAGAAAAGAATTGAACGATAAATTGAGCAGGATATGAGTTACATACACCCCTCAGTCGTAATCGGTCGAAACGTATTCATCGGGGAAAACTGTTCAATCGGTAGCCCTGCCGAATATCCCGATCAGGTCGATCCACGAAAAGAACCGCGACACACAGTAATCATCGGTGACAACACGATCATTCGCGACAACGTGACGATTAACGCGGGGCATCTTGGCAACACTGTCATCGGTGCTGATTGCTACATAATGAGCCATTCGCACGTCGGACATGATACCGCGATAGGCGACAACGTAGTGCTTCACTCAGCCTGTGTTATCGGTGGCCATTCAATCATTGCTTCATGTTGTCGGATTGGACTTAACGCATCACTTCACCAACATACTCAGCTTGCATTTGGTACGATGGTCGGGGCACAGTCGTTCGTGAAAGGAATCTGGAAGGATCATTTCCGTATCTTGGCCGGAGTTCCTGCGAAGGATATTGGATTCAATGAAAGGTTGTATAATAAACTTAATAGCGAGAGATGACCGTAGCAATCTGCATCCCCTTCTATCTTCAGGGCAACCCGAATAACCCTGCCTACAAACGAACATTCAGACACTACGCTTCACTTGGCTACCCGCTTCACCTCTGCGGCTCGGAAGGTCGTTTGAGTCGTGAATTTTGTCATGAGTTCTTATCTGATACGGTGAAGTATATCGAAGTTCAACAGGATGATTTCTGTATCTTGTCACGAGGCGACAGCCATCTGAGGTCGAAGTTCAACCGATCACTTGCCACACTCGAAGTATATTCACCCGATTGGTATTGTTTGGCCGGTGCTGATGACATTGCCCCTCAATGCGCTTTTTCACGATTGGAAGAAACGCCCGCGAAGGGTGTAATCATGGGCGGTGTTGGCCGGAACTATCCTTTATTCATAGCGCCTGACGATGGCCCTGCATTCAGATGTGAATTGTCATACGCGGTCAAACTTCAGCCGGGGATCAACTGCTTCAGTCGTGGCTCGTGGCAATATTTCAAGCGCAAGCCTTATCACTTGAACGGCTGTGAAACGGGCGCGGAAATGGCGCACGTTCAACAAGGTAAGCTACTCATATTGCCCGGTTATATCGTAATGCTGAAGGGTAAGCAAGTGTTGAACACTACCGAAAAGATCAGATCGCGTCATCCGTGTTTTGATTTGAATGCCGATGAAAAGCAGATCGTGAAGCAATATCTATGAACTACACGCCAGAATTCAACGCCAAACAAGAGATCGCACTTGACCACCTTTCGCACAGATCAAAGGTCGAACAAGTTCTTTTCGGTGGCGGGGTTTACGGCGGGAAGTCGTGGCTCGGTTGTTATTGGCAGATCGCCCGACGATTGAAATACCCGAACACGCGAGGGTTGATTGGTAGAAGTGCGCTGAAGAATCTTGAACTGTCAACGATGCTGACCTTCTGGAAGCTGTGTCAGGATATGGGTATGAAGGCAGGAAAGGACTACCAATACAACGGGCAACTGAACATCATTCGGTGGTTCAATGGCAGCGAAACGATTCTAATGGATATGGCAGACAAGCCATCCGATCCACAGTTCACGCGACTTGGTAGCCATGAACTCACAGACTACTTCATCGACGAGGCGGGCGAAGTGTCTGAAGGTTCGATAGACATTCTTGATTCACGAACCCGTTACAATCTGATCGGTGGCGTTCCGAAGGGGTTGCTCACCTGCAACCCGCACAAGGGGTGGTTATATCGGAACTTTTACGATCCTGCACGGAAGGAACGCCTACCAGATCACAGGGCGTTCGTCGAATCACTACTGAAGGATAACACGATCAAACCGAACGAGGCATACGAAGCGAAGATGATGAGGATGCCCGAAGAGATCCGCAAGCGACTTCTGGAAGGCGATTGGGATTATGACGAAAGTAAGGACACTCTATTCAGTTTTGATGATACGAGGCGCATATTTTCACTCGAACCCGAAAGTCAGGGTAAAATGTATGTGAGTGCGGATATTGCAGCGATGGGCGACGACAAGACGATTGTGGGTGTGTGGCGTGGTTTGTCCTTAATTCATATCTACGAATTCATTCACAAATACCCTCACGAAATCGCAAAGGAACTACGCGATATTTGTTCACGGCATGGGGTGCCTATTTCACAGTGCATTGTTGATGCTGATGGTCTTGGTATCGGTGTCCAGGGGATTCTGCGGTGTGTTCAATTCAATAACGGGGCAAGGGCGGTTGATAGTGAACACTATGTTAATCTGCGGTCAGAATGTTACTATAAACTATCTGAAGTCATGAGTTACGGCAAGATATCGTGCAGCACACTGAAGCACGAAGATGAGATCGTTCGGCAACTTGATGCTGTTCGTCGCAAGGACATCGACAAGGAGCGAAAATTAGCCGTATCAACCCGCGAAGAAATCGTAAAGAGGCTCGGATATTCGCCCGACATAGCTTCAATGATGATGATGCGCATGCACTTTGAACTTAAACCGACGCTTGGAAAGTACGCTTTCGGGTCAATCGGCTAACTTTTTTACCTTCTGAAACCCGCACCAATAGCGGTTTTAACAATTTTCTTTAGATATTTCCTAAAATAAATTAGGAATTGGGAAATAGTTGCCCATATATTTGCCATCAATAACGATAAAAACAACAACAACATGAACAACAAAAAAATTTACACGGTTGACCAATTGAAATCAGTATTGCCAACCTCAACTGTTTCTTACGCTTACTATTGCGCACCCCGCAGTCATTCATCACTGTTATTCTCTATTGGTCGCGCAATTCCTCAGACTAAAGCACAGTTAAAAAAATTCAGCCACTTAGACGTGCTATCTATTTTTGACGCAAAGCGCATTGATTCAATTATGCAGAAGCACGGCAAACAAGCGCAATTCGTTACGACAAAAACAAAGCAATTCTGCCGGTTGATTAACTTCGATGATTTTCGCAATTGTCTTGTTATCGACATTAAGTGATAGCTAATAGTATCTGCCGCCCCGCCTGATTCGTCTTGCGGGGTTTGGCGGTTAAAAACAAACAACATGAACACAGCAGACATTAACCGCGCTATCGCAGCGCACGAGAAGCAGATCGCTATTCTGAACAGGCTCAGAAGCAGAACGTCAAACCTCGTCGCCCTCATCGGGTTTCAGACGAATTACTCCGATCCGAATTCTATTTGGTACGGAAACATCGACGCACGGCTTCGCGACGAGATCAGAATCTCACAACTCACAGGACAGATCGCCGTTCTGAAGTCTGGACTTTTCAAAATGTACCGCGATCTTTATTCGCATGACTTCAGTCAGGACGCAGATCATTTGACATTTCACCTCATCGAATCGTAACAACTTAAAATCATAATACAATGAATCAAATCGTAAAACTTGATCCTTCTCAATTCGGAATTGAGGAATCAAAAGCAACACAAATCGCGGAACAGTTCAAACCAATGCTGGAAAAAATGGTTGAACTTGAAAAAGAGTATAACGAAATTGTTCAGCTTCCCGTTGACAAAGAAACCTGCGCAAAAGCAAAGGCGCTCAGGTTGAAGTACGTTAAAGTTCGCACGGGTACAGCCGAAATTCACAAGCAACAAAAGGCTTTTTACCTTGCGGCAGGACGATACATTGACGGGTGGAAGAACGCACAGTTATTCGCCTCCGAAGGTATTGAAACAAAACTTGAATCAATCGAAAAGCACCTTGAGAACATCGAGCGCGAACGACTTGCAAAACTGAAAGCAGATCGAATTGCGGTACTTGCTGAAATTGTGGAAATGCCGGAAAACTATAATTCAGAAACATTGACAGAAGATGCGTTTCAGAATCTTGTTGAGGGGTTGAAGTTGGCAAAGGAAGCGAAAGAAAAAGCCGAAAGAGAAGCGGAGGAAGCGCGTATTGCTAAGGAAAAAGCAGAAGCAGAGGAACGCGAAAGAATCCGAATTGAGAACGAAAGACTGAAAGCGGAGGCCGAAGAAAAAGAACGTCAACTTGCTGCTGAACGTGCCGAACAGGCAAGGAAGGAAATAGAATTGCGCGAAAAGCACGAGGCTGAATTAAGGGCAAAAGAAGCCGAAGCGGAGGCAGAGCGCAAACGTATTGCAGAAGAACATCGCAAGGCAGAAGAAAAAGCAAGACATGAGCGTGAGGAAGTGGAACGGATCGCTCGTGAAGCACAAGCTGAATTAGAGGCTGAACGGAAGCGAATTGCAGATGAATTGAAAGCAAAGGAAGAAGCTGAAAAGGCAGAACAAGCCCGTAAAGAAGCAGAAGCCGAAGCGTTGCTATCTCGTGGTGACGCTGAAAAGTTTGACGCGCTTATTTCGGACATTCAATCGCTTATTGGAAAGTATGAGTTCAAGTCAGCTAAATTCAAAAAGGCAAAAGCCGACGTTGAAACATTGCTACAAAAGACAGTTGAACACGCTAATTCAAAGAAGTAACATGAACATCCACCACACCGCACACCCTGACAATCCGATCACATCATTCAACGAATGGTCGTGCTATATCCGAAGTCAGTCACTTGAGAATCGTATCTCTGACCAACTTAGGGAGAATGCAATCAGGCAGTTTGATATTGACCTCAAAAAACTTGCACGATGACCTACGTTGATATTGCGGCAGCGCAGAACCAATATAAGAAACAGACAGGCAAGAACATCACCCTATCCGAACTCGGAAAGATCGTTTTCAAAAACGAACGTCTGAGTGAATCTGCACGGGTAACATACCTGTCACAATGGAACTCAGGCAAGATGCTCGAACGGTGCAGAGTTGAATATTTAACTTGCATAAGTCAGACTTGTTACATAAATTTGAACAACTTAATAATCACAACATGAACACAAACAAAGAATTGGCAGCAGCCAATCAAACCAACCTTGCGCCATTTCAGAGCGCAGACAACTTTCAACTCGCGCAACGAATCGCGCAGGTATTTGCTCAGTCGGACATGGTTCCTACTCAGTACAAGAACAACATCGGGAACTGTATCATTGCCCTTGAGATGGCAAACCGAATAGGATCATCGCCTCTGATGGTTATGCAGAACCTGTATGTCATTCAAGGCAAACCCTCATGGTCCTCGACATTCCTGATCGCGACACTTAACGCCTGCGGCAAGTTCAGCCCTCTGCGATATGAGGAAGATGCCAACGAAGGCGGCAGAACACGGGCCTATGCACTTGACAAATCAACAGGCGAAACTCTCTGCGGGGCATGGGTTTCTATGGAGATGGCGAAGGCTGAAGGATGGACAACGAAGGGCGGCAGCAAGTGGAAGTCGATGCCGGAACTGATGAGGCGGTATCGTGCAGCTTCATTCTTCACACGACAATTTGCCCCTGAAATTTCAATGGGACTTCAGACCTATGAGGAAGTCATCGACGTGACCGGAAAGGTTGTCGAATACAATCAGGCTACTACCGGCCTAACTTCACTCCCCGAATCAGCGATGGACAAGATCAGGAACGCCATCAAGTCGGGTTCAGATGAATTCGAGATCCGCCAGGCGACCGACCTCGTCAAAGACGTGATGAGTTCAGACCAAATCGAAGAAATTGAAAACCTAATAAACCGTGTATCATGAACCTCGCAGACGAACTACAATTTGAAGTGCTGAAGAACTCAGCGCAGAACTCCCGCGCATGGGATAAGATCAGGCTCGGACGATTCACCGGCTCAGGGCTTGGAAAACTATTCACGGAACCACGCAGCAAGGCCGATAAGGATGCAGGTATCATGAGCCAAACGGCTATGACCTACATTGAAGAAAAGGCCACTGAGATCATCACCGGTGAAGCACAGGGTGAATTCTCATCGAAGGCAACTGATTGGGGCAATGAATGGGAAGAACACGCGATCCTCGAACTTGGAAAACACCTCGGTTGCGATCCTGACAACATCGAAATGAAGCCGCGTTTTGTTCTTTACCACGACTACTCAGGAGCCTCACCTGATGCTTACTTCCGAATCAGTGATCAAAAGTATGGTGGCGAAGTGAAATGCCCGTATAACTCAACCGTTCACCTTCGCAGACTTCGGACGCTTGGCGCCGCACAAGATTTGAAGGACAACGAGCCCGACTACTATTGGCAGATTCAAGCCAATATCTTCTTCAATAAGATTCCTGTGTGGTATTTTGGAAGTTATGATCCTCGCTTTCCTGCCGACAAAAGGCTGAAGGTGGTTGAAATATTCGCTGTGCCGGAGGACATTGAACAGATGCTCATCAAACTTGACAAGGCCGTGAAGCTGCGCGACGAGATAGTGCAGTACATATTGAACAAGTAATATAACAAACATGAACACAAATCAAAAACTCAGCGCAATCCTTAGAACGGTTGCCGTAAAACACACCGTGTCAGTGGAGGATATTATTTCCATGACACGAAAACGAGATATTGCCTATGCACGTCACGTCTACTGTTACATCGCAGTCAAACTGTTGAACGAAGAAAAGGGCGGTGCTACATTTGTTTCACTTCAAAGTATTGGCAAGTTCATCAATCGTGACCATGCAACAGTCATGCACAGCGCAAGACACGCTGCTGCCGATCTGATAGCAACAGATAAGAAGTTTGCCACAACTGTGAGTGAATGTTTGTCGATCTGCGCAAGTGCTACACACGAAACAACGATCAGTTATCTTGATCATGAAATTGCAATACTCAATGAACAGATCAAGATTTTGCAGGAAGAACGCCAAGCATTGTTACACATCAAAACACCTGAGCCATGCCTGTAAAAAAAGTGAAGATTAACAAATTCGGAAGGGTTGCCGCAGAATGGAAGGAAGGTTTATGCACTGTGAAATGTTCCGATGACACCCGTTCGATGGGTGGTTGTTCGTGTACAAATATCTTTACTGAAAAGACGCGGGATATAAGTGGGCAGATGCCTTATTTACCAGAGAAAGTTGAACCTCAATACTAATGTCAACAACCATCTAACAACTGCCTGACCTAACTTTAGACTTTTGGATTACGTTTGTAGTGCTGTTCACGATGAAAAAATTAAAACACCCCCTTCCGCATTGCCAATTCTCCTTTCGGAGCGTGGACAGCCTTTGCGAGTTGGGGGTTTATCTTTTGATCTGATGGCAAAAGACCCCGCATTCCTGTTTTACTCATCCGATTTTCTGACCGGAACCATGTTCATGACCAATGAGCAGGTCGGGTTGTATATACGGATGCTATGCGCCCAACATCAACACGGTGGCCGAATCGATACGAACGTATTACGAACGCAATGCGATGGTATTACGAACGGCATACAAGTTTACAACAAATTCGAGCATGACGCCGCCGGAAGCTTTAACCCGCGACTTGAAAAAGAGATGGGATTGAGGAAGGAAAAAAGCTTGAAAGCCGCAGAATCAGTGAAGAAACGATGGGAAAAACACAATTCAGATAATACATACGATCGTAATACGAACGTATTACGTTCTGAAAGTGTAAATGAAAATGAAAATGTAATTGAAAATAAAGATGAAGTTGTAATTGAAAAAAAGTCGCGTGAAAGATTTTCAAAACCTTCGCCTCAGGAAATTCATGCGTACATGACCGAGAAAAATTCATTGGCCGGTAACGTATGGGATAAGACCATGATCGACACTGAATCAAAAAAATACTTCAACTACTACGAGGCTAACGGTTGGCGGGTTGGAAAGAACCCGATGAAAGATTGGCAAGCAGCCTGCCGAAATTGGATGAACAATGCAAATCAATATCAAACTAAAACAGATGGAAAACAACGTGCCCAACAACAGATCGACGCCTATTTTGAGGAATGCAAACAGATTGTCATTGCCTCCGGCGCAGCAGCGAATAGCGGAAATCATTCAGGATAAGTCAACACCGAACCTGATAACCATTGCCAATCACCAGGGGATTGACAGCTTACTTGCTGCGGTAAAACTTCTTGTGATGAAAACCGCGCAGGGCGTTATGCTGACAAGTCCAATGACGACAGAAATGGTAAACATCGCGGCTGAGATCATCATCGAAAAGTATTACTACCTCAAACTTGATGAACTCAGTGTTGCGTTCAAAAATGGTTTGTCCGGTAACTACGGGACGATCTACAACCGCCTCGATGTAACGGTGCTTTGCGATTGGTTGAACAAATACGATCAGGAACGAATGAAGGTTTCAGAACGGCTTCGTCGTCAGGAATCGGAAACCAACAACATTTACGAAGTATTCCAATCCGACATTATGCGAGATGCACTTCGCACAGTTGTTGACAAGCTGCCGAAGGTTGAGGATAAGCCGGAACCGGTGCGAAGTAAACCGTCAGAGTTTGAGCAGATGGTGATGGATGAGTGGGATGAAATCGAATATGAAAAAGGAACTCGCCTTAAACATTGTTTTGAGGTTTTGATGGACTTTGATGATTACAGGAAGTGGAGATTGAGCGAAGAACTTGATAAACTCCAAGCAGAAGAAAATTAAACAGTAAATAATCAATATCAATAAAATGAAAAAATCAATTTTAATTATCGCCATCGCATTGTCGCTGGCATCATGCAACAAAGACAAGCCATGTAACTGCGGAACTATTACAGCTGATGGCATTGATGGCTCATGCTACTGGCTTGAAATCAGGAATGAATGTTCCGAAAACAAGAAAAAGTTTTGCTTCGATTACGATGTTTGGTTTGATGGCAATCCAGGCGAATCGTTCTGTGTTAGCAATCAGCCTGAGTGGTAATGAAACACGGATCACTATTTTCTGGAATTGGCGGTTTTGATCTTGCCGCTGAATGGATGGGATGGGAAAATATCTTTCATTGCGAGTGGAATCCGTTTGGGCAGAAAGTATTAAAGCATTACTGGCCTAAAGCAATATCATATCATGACATCACAAAAACAGACTTCACTATTCACAGAGGAACCATTGACATCCTCACCGGTGGATTCCCTTGTCAACCATATTCAGTCGCAGGGAAAAGACTTGGCAAAGAGGATGAACGCCACTTGTGGCCGGAGATGCTTAGAGCAATTCGCGAGATTGCCCCGCCCTTCGTTGTGGGCGAAAACGTTCGCGGGTTACTTAGTTGGAATGGAGGGATGGTATTCGACGAGGTGCAAACTGACTTGGAAGCTGAAGGGTACGAAGTCATCCCGTTTATACTTCCAGCTTGTGCTGTTGACGCCCCACACAGACGGGACAGAGTTTGGTTTGTTGCTAAAAACACCTGGAGCAATGGACGCTCAAATGGAAAACATGACGAGCAAATCAGTAAGCGGAACGAGTGGAAATTTAGCACAGGAAGCGAAGAACGGATTTTTGGAAATGAGATTGAACAAGATGCTGCCAACACCGAAGGCAAGGGAAGCACCAGACAGTCCATCGGAACGCAGACGCCACACGCCATCAATGGAGTCAATGGCATCAATGGGAATGCTACCCACACCCACAGCAGACGACAACCCAGCCAAGAACACAGGCAAGCGGGCTCAGGACAGTTTGCAAAAAAGAGCTTTTCAAACAACTGGCAAAACTTCCCAACTCAATCCCCGATTTGTAATGGAGATGATGGGGTTTCCTCCCGATTGGACGGAATTACCTTTCCTAAGTGGAGAAACGAATCAATCAAAGCCGGAGGAAACGCCATAGTTCCGCAAGTGGCTTATCAAATCTTCAAAGCAATAGAATTGACAATATGAAACACCATGAATCCAAACTCCAAGCGCAATGCGTGAAATGGTTCCGGTACCAATACCCTAACCATGTTCTGTTCAGCGTTCCTAACGGCGGGTTGCGTTCCTACAAAACCGGGATCAGGATGAAACAGGAGGGTGCGCTTGCCGGAGTTCCTGATTTGTTTTTGGCCGAATCTACGCAGTCACACGCTGGGCTATTCATCGAAATGAAAGTAGGAACGGTCAAGCCAAAGGACAAGCAGGAGAAGATGCATGCACAACTTCGTGTCGGTGGTTATCGCGTTGAAGTATGCCGTTCATTTGATGAGTTTGTTAAACTTGTGGAGGATTATTTTCAAGATCAAAAACCCTGATTATATTCGCGTCATGTTTGGAACAAAACACTATCATACTCACTATCATTTTCCAAGTGATAACAGCGCAATTCGTAAACTCTTAAAACAAATACTGATGAATCAGACTGAACTCGCGGCACAATTAACCGCACTTACCGAACAGACGAAGAAATCATTCGGAGAAATCAATGGCAAACTTGCAGAACTTGATGCGGCTATCGCTGCACAGGGTAATGTTGCACCGGAAGTACAGGCAGCACTTGACGAACTGAAGTCGGCTGTACAGTTGAATGACGATCTCATTGCTGATGCTACGGTTGAAGAACCAACACAGGGATAAACTGTGCGTGTTCATGTTAGAAAGGCGGTGTCTTAGGATGCCGCTTTTTTTATGGCCTAACGATCAGGATTTGATCCAACCCTGTGTTCCTGCAGTCGCAGTGTACCCACGTCGGGGTGGCTCGTTTATCTTCGATGACCGTTATCCATTGCCTGTTGATGAGCATCTCTTCATTCTGCATGATGATCGCGTGAACCTCTGACACGGTCATACCGGGAACATGGAAATCAAACCCGCGACCGTACTTATGCTGTGACCATCTTGCGCCTGTTTTAGAATCGTGGCGTCTTAACCCTCGCTGCGTGAACTTGCCACCGTTCCACCAATTATTCACCACCATTGGCTTGCCGATAGTATCACGAAGGAATTGCGCGGCCATGAACACACGAATGTCGATCAGTTGAATAGCACGCTGCCCTCGTTCGTTGTAAATGTCGGGCGGTACGAACTCATCGAGAAAGAAGTTTTCCGAAACCTTAAACCGGTTCATTTGGTTATGCGATCAATAGTCTGTTGCTTCTGATGACTACCTCGTGAACTCCCAACATAATAGGCGAAGATTGATGTGCCGATTGAAAGGACTGAGCCGAATGTCATATCTGCAAGCCGTTGGTTCGGCTCAGGAATCTTGACGAACACAAGGCAGGCGATTATTCCAACCATTAACGTCAGGCCGGTGATGACAACGGCACCCATTAACCAATCACGTTTGCCGGTTGTTTTCAAGTTTTCAATTTGGCGTGTTCGTGCAGACGCCCGATCTTCATTCTCCATTCGCATTTGCTCAAGGTCTTGGTTAACCCTGATCTGAACAAGTTCCATTTCCCATTCAAGTTTCTTCATCTCAAGTTCAGCAGCCAGAGCCTTCGCTGCCTCGTCTGTTTCCTTTCGTTTGTTCAGCATTTCACCCACACGTTCAACCGCTTCGATTCCGGTAACGTCGCCGATGATGTCAAGAACGTCACCCGCTACAGGTTTCACTTTGTCGCGTACGAATTCAGCAAATCCACTTTGCTTGAATCGTTCCATGAATTTAGGTTTACTCATATTATTCGTCCTTTGTAAATTCTGATATTCTGAACATGAAAATCACTGCCGTTTGTTTTGATAAATGCAAAACCATGATTCCACTTGTTGTAAGGTGAATAATCGGGTGAAAGTTCACACAAACAGCCGACACTCCACGTTGTAATCATCTTGTCGTTAACGTCGCGTTCTGTGTGTTCTGATGTCTGATGGCTGTGTCCGCAAATAGATGTCGCCTTTGCCCTCATATAAAGGCCACGGGCGACGTTTACGGGGCTGAAAACAGAATTCCCGAACTCATGGCCATGAAACACGGAAAGGTTGGAAATATTCGCCTTAGTTCGCCCTGCGATGTATTGGATATTGTACTCTGATAATTTCAGAAGTGATGCTAATGTAAACGCCTCGATGTCGAGTAATTCGGGAGCCTTGATTCTCATGAATCGCCAATACCTTTCTTCGTGATTTCCTTCTTTGAAATAGATGTTTGCCTTCGGGAATTCACGCCTAAGTATCTCAAAAAACTTGTGGACTTGTGCAAGTTCTTGGCTGAACCTTCTTTTCTTGGGGTCTTTCTCAAACGATGACAACTGATAGCAGTCTATGATATCGCCATTGAGATAGATACAATCAGCATCATGATCTTTGCCGTAATTCAGCGCAGTGATAAGGCTTTCTTCGTTGTGATAGGGAAAGTGAATGTCAGATAAAAAAAGTATTCTGCTACCTTCAACAGTTACGGGTTTTCTGTCTGTTGATCCTGATTGGGGGATATCTGAGAACGGGTTATAGGGTCGTGCCTCACGCTTGAATT